TTTAGCAAACACAAACTTCACTATCTTAGGTCAAGCATTCGTAAATAACGACCCTACACAAGCTATAAAAAGAGCTGCTATTATCAGTTCTACTGCTCCTTCAAACCCTGTTGCCGGCACAAACTGGCTTGATACTTCTACATCTCCACCAACTCTTAAAGTGTATGATGGCACAAGTTGGAAAAATGCTTCAAGTAGTGATACCTATTCGAAAAGTCAAACACCACAACCAAATACAATTCCTGTTTCAGACAGCACAGGTAAAATTGCTGATGGTTGGCTTAATTTTGTAGCCAATGACCCGAAAGTAAAAACAGCGCTTAATGCTTCTGGTGATGCGCCTATATATGCTTGCCGTGCTTGGGTAAATTTTGACGGCAGAACTAACCCACCAACCATCAGAGCAAGCGGTAATGTAAGTTCTGTTGTTAAACACATAGCAGGTCATTATACAATAAATTTTATTATTCCAATGCCTGATGCGAATTATGCATCAGTATTTGGCAGCCGAAATAATGGGGATGCTTTAGGTGATTGGGCCACTGAATTAGGAGACCCAAATACTCAAGGCGGTAAGACAACTACTTCATTACGTGTTGCGCATCATCATGCAGCCGGGTATTCTGCGGATAACTCCACTTTCATGGTTGCTATATTTAGATAAAGGAGGTTTTAATGAAGGTAATAATATTTAAAAACGTAGATAACAAATTTGCTTTACTTATGCCTACTCAAGAAGTTTTGCAGTTTGCTACAATAGAGCAAATAGCAGAGAAAGACGTTCCAGCTGGGCTTCCTTACTGGATAGTAGATGCTTCTTTATTACCTGCCGACATACCTGTTGAAGCTATTTATATCGATGAGAATACAAACCCACCGCACGGTTATGGTGGAGAAAGTAATGAGTTTTCGCATGAAGTATTACAAAAATATAAGGAGATGAGCAAATGATACAGATTAATTTAGAAGAATTAAAACAAATTAAACTCAAACAGCTTAAATACAACGTGTCTATTTTACTAACCGAGATTGATTACGTTATTATGAAAATATCAGAAGCACAATTACTTAATGACACTGCTAAAGTTGAAGCGTTAAAACAAAAATACTCTTCACAGCTTCAGAGAAGGGAAAATATTAGAGCTTGGGCGGAGCAGGTTAAGCAAGCTATAAAAAATGCTAAAACTGTTGAAGAATTAAACAGTATCGAAGTTAAGTATAATGATGCTTAATGTGAACTTTTTTAAATCTAAACTTATAACTTTGTTTTTAATTGGTGGTTTTAATGTAGGTTGTGTTATTGTTTTAATCGGAGCTATAAACAAAATAACAGAGCTTAGAGCAGAGAATAAACAACTTCAAACACGATTGAAACAATGTCAAGACACTAACCAACAACTTATCAATCAAATACAGATACAGCAAGAGCAATATAAAAAAGCACAAAAACAATTACAAGAAGCTTATAACAAGCCAGCTAAAAGAGTTTATATTAAGCAAACAATAAAAGAACCTGTCTATATCACAAATGAAGACTGTCAAAAGATGGTGGATTTAATTCAACAAGCTGAAGAGCAGTTAAAATGAAGAAACTTCTGCTTATACCTACTCTCTTTATCCTTTCTTGTTCTCAAGTAAAGTATGTAGAAAAGCCGATATATCTAAAATGTCGTATTCCAGATGTTCCAAAAACTCAAAAACCTTTACTTAAAGATGATATGTCTTATCCTGAAAAACTAAAAAACATTTTAAATTACATGTTTGACTTAGAGAAAGAAAACGATTTATTAAGAAAAGCTCAAGAGGTGTGTAAATGAATTTGTTAAAAAGACTTATGATTTACTACAACATTGACCTTATACTTGCCGTTATATTTCTTGTTGTTGCTTTTGCATTTGTATACGATGATGATGCTCTACTTTCAGCCATGGCACGCAAGATTGCTTTAGCAAGCATTGGATTAGTTTATTACTATACTACAAGATTTATTAAACTTGGACACATAGAATGGACAGACCCGTATGACAAGATTTATTCTCTTGCTTTGCTTATGTATATGGCAATTGTCATTAGCTTCGGATAGGTGTTTAAACATTGAAGCACCTACCAAAGAAGCTACGCAAAGGCTTCTATCGAATAGATATCCATACTGGTATAATCTGGCTGTTGCGAAAAAAGAGACGAATTGTCGTTGGCTAACTTCTTTAGACGGACACGGCTCGGTTGGATACTTTCAACTCACACCAAAATTTTTAGACCCAATACTAAGACCGCTATATCCTGATTACACTAAACCTTACAGCAAAGACCATTTCTATGCTTTTGCTTACTATATTAAATCTCTTCATTCTAATAATCCTTCCAACAAACTCTTTATAACATATCAGAGATATAACGGCGGAGATTGGGTATTGAAGGAATGCAAAAGAGCTGGAGTTTATGAATGGGGTAAATGTAAACAAGCTTGCAGACGTGGTAATGTATGCGTGTGGAAAGTTGACGGAAAATGCAAACAATACAGAAGTGCGTGCGATATTAACTACACATATTCTTTGTTGATTTACAGATACGGACAAAAATATAAGAAAGGTATTGATTATTTTCAATTTTGGTAATATAATTATATTATATTTTATTAAGGAGTTAGCATGTTTTTTAACATAACAGCAATCAACGGCGAGCTTTCTTTACCTAAAGAAGAGCTTGAGACTTTTGCTTTAACTGTTTATAAAGAGTTGCAATCAGTATCTCAACCAAGGCGTAGTCGTGTTATAGACTATCTTTCGGAATTAAACGGCAACTCTTCAATACCTGAACCAGACGATAGCACTGGTAATTGGAGAACAAACATTAAATCTTCTATCTTTTTTCAGAAAACTTTATTTGCTTATTTATATTTAAGAGCGTTGCTTCATAAATCTACAAAATCTCTTTTATCGTTTGAGAGTAAAAAATACACTTATCTTCCGTCGGCTTATAGAAAAATTTTTAATCTTGGGGTTTACAAAACTTCTTTATTTGAGAAAATAGATAAAGCGTTATGGTATGGTATTTTATCTGGAGAGCTTGCTATATTGCTTGATGCTGATTATACTATTGATGAATGGGATGATGTAGAGTTTACTGTAATAGCTAAAGCTTTAAATCCTTTACAATACTATAAATCTTCTGATAACCAATTCTATGCATATGACGTATTTTTGCCGATAGAAAAGATAAAAGGTCTTTCTAAACTCTGGAAATATAAACCTGAAAAATTAGAAGTTTACAACCTTACTACTGATAAGGATAGGACTGATTATCTTATTACTTCAATGAGAGATAGAGCTACTTACGGCAAAATTACATACATCTTTGGACGTTATGTAAACTCTGAAGGTGATGTTTCTTTACCACTTAAGTTTACTATTTACAATGATAAATACTTAGTAGATGTAGAAAATATTTTACACGCAGATAAACAGTTTCCAGTTATATCTATTTCTTTTTATTCTAACGATATGCAGTTATCCTATGCTGACTTAATTTGGGATTATTATAAAGAAGATAGTAGACTGACAAGAGCTATAATTGATAGAGCTATTCTTTCGACAACAATGGGTTTTGAGATAAATACTTCAGCGCTTGCAACGAAAGATGAAGTGTTTACAGTAAAACCTTTTACAGTAATTAAAACAGTATCTGACACACCAGCAATTAAACCGTTTTCTATGGCGAGTTTTGACCCGAATGTTTTACCAGTAAGACAGTTAATCCTTCAAGAAGCACAAAACGTTTCAGCTTTAACTGAGTTCTTGATGGGGCAACCTACAAGTAAAGGCAGACCAACAGCTAAAGAAGTTGCTTTAAAAACACAGATGACGCAAAACATTATATCCACAATAATAAATAGAATTGAAGATGAGTTTATAGCAAGAATATCAAGAAAACTAATCTCTTTAATGTTTCAGTATCATTTACAAGAAATTATTAATTCTGGAATGCTTGATCCAGCAGAGTTAAAAGAAATGAATGAGCTTATGAATAAAGCAATAATGGAAGATAGAGAGCCGTATTACTACTTAATCAAAGAGCTTTATAAAGGCACAACAATTAGAGTTCAAGGTATGTCTGGAGTAATCAAACAAAAAGAAGAGCTTGAGAATATTTTAAGTGTTGTTGAGTTATCTTCTAATCTTGGATTAACGCCGTATCTAAACATGGTAGAAATATTTAAGAAAATCTTTCATATCTTACAATTAGATGCTGAGCTTGTAAGAATACCTACTCCAGAAGAGCTACAAGCTATGGCTAAAGCACAAGCTGAAAAACGAAAAGTTTCTGACGAGTTATCAGCTTCGATATCAGAGCAATTTTTACAAGATAAAGAGATATTATCCGAATTAGCACAAGACCCGCAAGCATTGATGGCTTACATACAAATGATAGCTAACGCTAAAGCATCTCAAACACAAGGAGATACAGATGGAAAAGTTAATAATAGCTAACATTGTTGTCATTATCTTTAATATAATCTTAATTGTTTTCTTGTTTTATGAGCTTTTGAAATTAAAACGTGAATTTAACACAGTATTAACATTAGTCGAAAAATTTGAAAAAAGATTAAACGAGCTTTCGGAAGCGGTTAAGATTATAATTAAACTTAATTTAAATAAAACGAAGGGCGATAACGGCAAAGCAACACCTTTCAAACCTGAAGATTTAGAAAAAATAAAGGAGTATTTGAATGTTATTAACTGAGCCTGATTTCTTAACTGTAGAAGAAGCTTTTAGGAGAAAGGTTAAATATCCAGTTTTCGTTAAATACGGTGATACTATCATCGGCAAAAAAGTTGATGATGAAGTTTTCTTCAACTATTCTGCCGATGATAGTATTACTTTATTTATAAAAGACATGCTTAAAATATATAAAGCTAAAGTAATACAAGATAAATACAACTATAATAGACAAGCTTTTTTAACTATAACAGGACAAAAAGTTTACTTTACACAAGACTTACCAACTTACAAAGGGCATATACATTATAGATTATTCCCTAATCTTTACACGTCAGATTTCACTGATTTATCAGTTGCTTACAATGTTTTACAGATACTGGAAGGTAAAAGGACGGAAGCTGAAGTAAATAAGATTTATCAAGATATAGAGGAGCAGTATAGACGATGAAAGCATTAGTAATCGGCACAGGGATAGAATTTTCACATGTTTTAGCTTTGGCTGAAGCAGGAGTTGAGACTTACTATTATACTGATTTTATCTCAACCTTTCCTTCATTTGACGATTTTGCATCAGGGCACGGTTTTACTAATATAAAGAAAGTTCACAATCCGTTTTCATA